TACTGCTTACTAAACGCAAGAAATTCTTGGTAAGAAGGATATGCAGCTTCTTCCTTGTTTTGAAGTCCACTACCACCACCAGGATTACTTCCTGTTGTTATTGTATTAACTGCACCTAGAACGCCTGCAAATAATGGTCCTAAAATCATTAGATTTTCAACTCCTTCTCTGTGATTAGTTTAAATTCCCAGTTGTTGTCTTTGCAGAACTCGGTTGCTGCTTTCCACTTTGCTTGGTTGACACTCCATGTAACAACCTCATTAACATAACGTTTCGTGATCCTTTTTTGTGTTTTAGGTTCCTTTGTTTGTTTTAAAGGTTTAACCTCAACTAAATACTTCCTGTTCTGGATTTTAACGTAAAAATCTGGAAAGTATCTATGTCTTCTACCATCAACAGGAGAAACATAAGGGATTATGATCTCTTCACTACCCCACTCTTCTATAGAAGGGGTATAATCACACCATTTCATGAATTTATATTCCCAAGATGACCTATAAACGACGTTGGATGCGTCACCTTTGTACTTTCTTGGAAAGTTAGGTCGATATTTCCCTTGATATCGCATAAATACATAAAGATCCCATAATATTTAGGCACTTTACCCTTGTCAACATTTTCAGACAACAGTCTTTATAATCTCACCATGAGGTATCCTTTCAAGTCTCCTGTATCTTCTAGGGAGAACTTCCTAGGAGATGATGCCACGGGTGCTACTGGAATGACTGATTATTTAAAGATTCGTCGTCAAAGAACAACTTATAAAGATGGAAAATATTATGGAGCAAATAATGATTATATTCCCAATTCAAACGCAGTAAAGACTCAACATAGATCCACTGTTTACATATCAATACCAGGAGGAATTAATGCTCAGTATCAACCAGTATATCGTCAGGTTAATTTAGGTGTTGGTGGAGTAGCTGCTCTTGACGCACTAAATTCTGGAGCAAATTCAGATGATTTAGCTATGGCTGTTAGAAATGCAGCAAGTGCAATTAGACCAGAGTTTATGGCAAGTGCTCTTTCTCAAGGTGCTAATGCTATATCTGGATTCTTTGGTGTTCAAGGTAACATAGATGCAAATGCTTTACAGGGTTTAAGTACAGGAAAAGTTTTCAACCCATATACTGAACAACTCTTTAGTCAAATGAACTTTAGAAACCATAGCTTCAGTTTTAAAATGCTGGCAAGAAACTATAGAGAAGCAAGAGAGATTAGAAATATACTTCAATATCTAAAAGTAGGTTCTCACCCCAAACTTACGAGTGATGGAGGAGACATTGAATTATTTAAACGGTTGGGAGCAGGTGATGTATCTCAAGAGGATGGTAACAGCCTTGCAGACCCAAACAAATTTACACAAGGAGCTAATGATGATCTTGCGGATATTATTAATGGAGATTCTACAGGAAGATTCTTTGAAATACCTGATCACTATGACTTAGATTATGTTCGTATGGATCCTGATATGCTCCTAGATACAAGTAATGGTTTAGATCCAGATTCTTCTTTGACTCAAAGATTACATTATAAAATGCAAGCTTGTGTTTGTTCTGGAATTAATATTAACTATACCCCCGATAATCAATATACATCATTCAAAACTGTAAACGGTTCAATGATTCAAGTACCAGCAATTAGTTTGAACATACAGTTCACAGAAGTTAAACTTCTAAATCAAAAAGACATCATAGCAGGTTTCTAACATGGCATATTTCGATTTTCTACCTAATGTTTACGTTGGCAAAGGTGTCAACCAAGATGAGTCATACAAATATCAATTAGTTAAAAATATCTTTAGAAGGATTACACCTAGAGAAGATCTAGATAGATACACAACATTATTTGAGAGAGTTCCGATTCCACCTAGTGCCAAACCATCTGACGTTGCTGATACACTTTTCAATGATCCATTTTTAGATTGGGTTGTATTGATAACCAATAACATAACAGATGTGTATGAGCAGTGGCCAAAGACAGAAACAGAATTACAAAATTATGTGAATACTAATTATAGTGATCCAGATAGTGTTCATCACTATGAAACTAATGAAGTATTATATAATGATGTTGTTTTTATAAAGGCAGGATTACAAGTCAATTCTACTTGGAGAACTACTCTTCCAGACGGAACTACATTAAGTGAAGTAGATTCAATTTATCCTGTGTCAAACTATGAGCATGAGACTTATATCAATGAACAAAAACGTTTTATATTAGTGCCTACACAACAGATACTTAATAAATTTATTGATGAGTTTGAAGAACTTGTTGCTTATGATGCACACTCAGAACTAGATTCATCAGGTAATAAGAAAACACCTCTCAGTATAACATCTAGGTTTACTAATCAAGCAGGTTCTGCTGTTGGTTCTACAGGTTTATTAACAGCTCCTACAGGTGCAGTCACATCATATGACTTCGGACCTACTACAGCAGGTGTATCTTCTGGAACAACAACAGTAAGTAATACAGGTACAACAACAACTGCTACCACCAGCACAACAAGTACAAGTAGTAGCAGCAGTAGTTCTTCGTCTTCTTCGAGTTCTTCTTCCAGTTCCTCTAGTTCTTCTAGTTCAAGTTCAAGTTCTAGCGGTTCTTCTGGATCTGGATATGGTGGATACTAAAATAATTCTTTCATAATATACTCTTTAGATAATATAGGATCATCAAACATATCTAATTGTATTTGGTCAGCATCTACCTCAACATCATCTTTATTCTTACGACAATGTAACCAATAGTATGTGCTATCTTCTCTCTTGTAAAAATAACTGGTGTTATGTGAGTCAAGACAAAAGCAAGAAATCATATGAGGATATGTAATCTTACGGTTAGGATCTGGTTTAGTTGACTTACCCATACTTCCATACATGGGTTCCTTACCGCTACCATGAGCAGTAGGTGTGTCTCTTATGACATGCCAATCATACCCTGTCATTTATCATCATCATATTGTTTTAGGACTACAACTGGTGCAATCACTTGATGGAATTCACGAAAGTATTCCATTCGATCTTTTGCGTATTTTCTTTCTTCTTGTTTCTTTTTCTTAGGCATTAGAAGGAAGCTTCCAGATCACATACTTCATCATGACATATAGAGTATGTTATGTCATCCTTCCAATAAGAAGTATATAGTTTATCCCATATTAAAGTAAACTCCTCTATTGTCAGATTCTTAAAGAGGACTTTCTCTTGAAAGTAAATGTGATAACTTTGTGTCATTCTCCTAGTGTGTGAATTACTGGTTTTTCATGTAGTAATACTTTATATAGTTCCGATACTTCTGCTGCAGATACTGGTATAAATTCTAGTTTAGAATCAAATCCTTCATACCTCTTTGCCTGATTGATTACTATTGAACCCTCTTCACCAGACTGTGATCTATGATATGTTTGTTTAGGAATTATTAACGCACCACTGTGTACATTTAAACTGACTATGTGATATGGATACTTCCATTCAAAGTTTACCAACTCAAACGTCCTCTCTCCCGACACAACTCTGTTGTAGTCATCTTGGCATCCGTGTATGTAGAATTGTTTTGCACCCACCATGTCATTAGGAGGAGATGTAGCTGCCCCAGTATGAACAACAAGATCACTAGCGTTCGATTCTTCCACAGATATGTCATAAAAAATTACGTCATCAGTTTCTCTAAAAACTCTATGTTTTTGGAAATGTATGTCACTCATAAAAAAACTAAAGGGGTCAAAATTTTGTCGGAGTTTTTTTTGCGGTTATCTGGTAATCAAAAGTTGATTTCAGATACCAGAACCAACATAAGGTTTAGCAGGTATGTCTCCATCACCCTCGTCCTCATCCTCTTCTTCTATCTCTTGTATGCGTGCGTCTAATGATTGCATCAGTGTTTCATCATCATAATCCTCACGTCTATCCAATTCTGGATGAGTCATTCTAGTTACCATCCTCGTAGGTGTGTATGCTTTCATCACTTCACCATAAGTCTTAACTGGTTTACGATTCATTTCTTTTTGAATATCTGTCATACTTTTAAACATAAAAGCAAACGTAGCACCGAATAATGCTACGAAAAATACAAGGTATATGAATACTGTTACGTCGTTCATCGATTGAATAGTTTTTGTATTGGTACTTGTTTTAATTTATCTATTACATCCACTTCAACTCTGTCAACAATTTTATCAAGAACATCAATATCAATCTGCATGAATGGTGGAATGATACCTAACAATCTTAACAAACCATCTACAAATAGTGCGAGTGCTGTGAACCCTAGAATCATAGAGATAACCGTTGCGTCTCTATTATGCTTACGCATTGACTCTTCATCAATTCTTCTTGCTTCAGCAACTGCTACTTCAACTGCATGAGCAATCATCCTATCTACTTCTTCTTTTGTATAAGCATACTTTTTTATTCTTTCCTCTGTCAAAGATGTAACCTCCGTTAATGGAAAATCTCTTAGTAATGTCTTTACCATTATCCTCCTGCCATGTCACAACCTACAGTGCTACCGACTAATACACCTAAAGGAATTGCCCACCATCTACCATCACCTCTTGACATTGCTGCAGCAGCACCGCCACCTACCAATGCACCAGCGATCTTACCATCACCACATTCATTTCCATCAACTGAGGGTGTTCTTACCCATGGAGTTGTATGGGAAGGTCTGTATCCAGTTGTGTAACCACTACAAGGAATTCTTACCTTTTCTCTGTGAGATGTAACATAACCTGGTGATCTTGATGTACCAGGCACATACTCCTCACGATAATCGTAACGGAAACAGTTGTGTTCATAAGCATAACCTGATTGTGAATCAAGGTATCTCTGTCGATCATATGCTTGACGATTGCTACGATCTCCAATGCTCTCTGCGTTTACAGGAACAGATGATAGGAGTAAAATTGCTGCTAGTGCTGCTTTCATGGTGTCTTTGTCTATAGTTATATTATAGCAAAAAAGGGAGTGAGTGCCACTCCCCTTGTGCCAGTTTATAATTAGTCCTCTTCGGCAAGTTTTGCGAAGTAAGACATTGTATCCTCTTCATCCTCTATAGGAGAAGCAGCAACTGCTTTCTCTCGAAAGTCAGATACTTCTTTACCCCAGTTAGATTTACCTTCACTTAGATCTTCAAGAGGTCTTTCCTCTTCAAGAGTTTCGGCATCAAACTTAACTGTAGGATTAGTTTTACCCAAGACTAGATCTAAACGTCCTTTAAGTTTTTCATATGTCTTAAAGTTTTTAGCGTCTTCAAACTCAGCAAGAGAGTATCCCTCTTTCCAAATCTGTTCTAGACGATCGTCATCGTAGTCACCAAGTGTATTTGGTTGAGCAAACTCAGACTTATCATAGTTCCAGTAACCATCTACCTTGCGGATCTTCAATTTGAAGTCAGCACCTTTCCAGAAATTGAAAGGATCGATAGGTGATTCGTCAGCAAATGCAGGTT